TGAGGATTTGCATCTTGCCCGCATAGGTATCTAGGTAGGCTGCGTTAGCCCCAGAAAACTGCGCGTTGAGTCGCTCTTGCACCTTTGTAAAACTGGCAGTCTTAAGTTCTGCCTGTGTAAGTCCTAGGTTGTACTTGCGAAGGCTTCGTGTGTTGCCCACGTAAGCATTTGAGATGTCCTGTGTAACTCCGATTAGCTCAATCCCGCTACCAGCAGACACGTCCAAGCTAAGGCGCAATAACTCTAGGCTCTTGTTCACCGATCCTGTAGTAGTCAATAATGACTGGAAGGCTTGCGCAAGAGGCTCTCCAGCAATACCTGTGGCTGCTGAAATCTTATCTAGGTTGCTCTGGATTTCTGCTTGAGCAAAAGACAAACCTAGGTTCTTCACAGAGTTGGCTAGTTTGGTGTTAGCCTTTTCAGCTTCAATAAATGCTTGAACTGACTTTCTGCCAAACTGCACAAAGGCTGCCGCGCTAAGGGTTAAGCCAAGGGTTCTGCCAAGGCTCTTGACTGTTTTCTCAAAGCTCTTAACTCCCTTGTCTGCCTTGAGTAAGCCAGTTGAATCCATTGTAGTAGCAATGCGGATTGCTAGGTCTGTCATTGACATCTGTTACCCCTTTGACCTGTAATCTACTTCGCCACGAGCATTGACCTTTGTTACAACTTTCATGTTTGCAGCTTGGATTGCTTTAACGACCGCTGCTGTAGTCTTGCCTTGATCGTTAGCCCATGCCCTAAATATCAAGCGACCCTTTGTCTTGCGAGTTCTACGACCTGCGCTGTTGGATTGCTGGCTATCTACTAAGTCTGGCAACGCAGCAATAAACTGCTTACCTGCGTTAGGGTTGGCTGATTTATTAACGGCTCTGCCAGACTCCCAAACTTGTCCAATTTCGCCTTTGCCAAAAGCCCCACCTGTCCAACCTGCAACGCGGCGGGCTGGTGGTAATCCGTCAGGTCCGCTTTTGCGTCCTGCTGTCTCATAGATAGCACCTGCCGCCGACTTATTGTAAATACTTGCAAGGCTTCTAAAGCCTCGTCTGTTGGGTTTGCTTGGTGTTGTCGAATAACCGATACCACGCTTGATGTCGCTGGCGTTAAAGGCTCGATACTCCCAGATACCTACTGGTTTAGCCCAGCCAGATAACGGCGATGTGCTAGGAACGTAGCCACGAGCTTCGCTTGTGACCTTGCGAAGATGTCCAGCGATTTCCTTCTGGGTTTCCTTGGCTAATTCAGGAGTGTATTCCTTCATGGCTTTACGAAGTGCTACGGCGTTTTCCAGTTCTACTGGCATCGCTACGCTCCTTCGCTAAATCGTTTAATACCTGTATATGAGCCTTGAAAGCCATCGGAGAAAGTTCCACGATGGTTTGGAAAGGAACTCCAAACTCATAACTCAATCGAGTCGCGAGATAGGTGATGGAGTTCTTTTCCAGCCTTAGTCCAAAGGGTCAGACTCTAAGACCTCAACTGACTTGAGAGTCTCAAGGAACTGTTCCCCGAAAGGCTTGACTGTTTCACCCGAACGTCTAATTGCTTCCCAGCACAGCCAGTAAACATCTGACTGCTTCTGATCTTCAATCAAGGCTTTGTGAAAGCCCTTCTTTGCAAAAATTTCAAAGCTGTACTCTAGTAGCGGAGTAATTTCGTACTCGTTTACCTGTCCGTCAGCCCTTGTTACTTTGAGTTTTGCCATTATTAGCCCCTTAGTTAGTTGGTTATGGTGCTGTTGTTACAGCGATTGTACCTGATACGTTCCAAGTTACGCTTTGAGTTGATAAGTCTCCAACTGCACCATTTACAGGTGTTGTGTTGTTTACAAGGCAAGTCATTGTGTAAAGAGGGTTTGTAGCTGATACGACTGCATCAACCTGCTTAAATGTTACTACTGTGTTTGTTCCCCATGTTGTCTGCAAAGTCTGAAGTGTCTTTGAAGTTGCTGAATCATTAAAGAAGTCGATTGTGATTGAAGATGCTTCCAAACCCTTTACAAATTTGTGTCCGCCATCGCCAAGTGCTGTGACCTCAAGCTCGTCAAATGCTCTGTTGATTGTTACTGATGATACTAGAGTTGAGAGATCAACCGCATTAACAGTAAGAATTCCCGTATTTGCTAGATATACTGCCATTTAGTTTATTCCTCTTCTTTCTTAGTTGTTGGTTTTGGTGCTGCTGCTGAAGCAACCTGACCGATTTTAATCAGGAAGGCTTCGTTTTCTTTTTCCCATTGTGCTAAATCGGTCATGATTTAACTCCATTCCGTAAGTGTGCTGACTGCAATGTCGCAAGCCAGCAAATCTCCTGTAGGCAGGTTCAGCACCTTAGGGCTGCTTACGCTTCCTACATTGAACACGATTGTTGAGGCATCCAAGAGCTGAAAGACTCTAACAACATCATCTTCAATTCCTGCAAGGTTTCCTTGATTGTCTAGTAATGGCACAAGGATAGTAATAGTAAAATTCGCTAGCGGCGCGACAGATGTGCGGTCATTATTGGTCGGCGTGATGTATGGATCAGCAGGGCTGACAATAACGCTGTTAGCAATAGGCGTAGCAGGTGGGAACGAGAACACGCTCCATTTAGTATTGTCAGTAAGTGCCGAGGCTATAGAAGCTCGAAGAGTGGTTATCGCTGGCATCAGCCCACCATTGAGTTAGGGCTTAGGAATGGTGCTAGTAAGCCACGAACGCGAGCCATGAGCTGATTAGACATTGTGTAAGGGCTTGGTGCGTAGCCGTCAATAGATACGCCTTGACCTGTTGGCGCTTGACGCGCTTGCCAGATAGCAACGCTGATCATAAGACTAGCTTCCTGTACTGCTGGCTTGCTTGAGTAATCTGTATAAGTAGTTGCCGCTACCTGGCCATAAGGGTAAATTGGGTGAAAAGTCTTAACTACGTTTGCTGCGTGAGTAGTTGTAATGTCAATGCTTTTTCCATTGACTGCATTGACTGTCTTTGAGCCGTTAAAAGCTGATCCACAACCTGTGATTGTAATTTGCTGCCCGACATAGAAAACGTCATCAACGTAGTCGTTGAAGTATAAGACTCCTGCTGTGCCGTTGTTAGAATGACCTGTTGCTGGAAGTACGTTTGTCCATAGAAAAGGCAACAAGACATCATCAGATGCATCGCAGACGGATTGAAGCACAGAGTCTTGGTAGAGTGTCCCAATTCCAAGTGCTGTGCGTAATTCCGCGACTGTCGTGATTGACATTGTTATCCTTTCTAAAGACTTGGCGGGCTACAAGGGCTCTGGTAGCCCGCCAAGCGACTTAGGGTATTGCTTATGTGAAGTTGAACCAGTTTGCGCCTGCCGCCAACTTAGTAGCAAGAGCTCCCTGACCGAAGAGTAGAATGTCTACAGTTCCGTCAGAGTTGATGTTTGTACGAAGTTGCTGACGAGCACCCTCATACCATGTGTAAGCATCTGGGTTGATAACAGCCATTGAGTAATCGGCTGTGCCTACTCCGCCAGAACCCTTCATGTAACGAGATACTCGAAGGTCAAGACCTGCAACTGATCCGCGAATACTTGTAGGTGAAAGTACACCCGCGTTGTTCTGAGGATTTGCAGCAATATAGATTGGGCGACCATTATCGTTGTAGCTCATAATGTTAGCCCATTGTTCTGGTGTAACTACCATGTTACGACCAAAACCTAGTGATGCTGAATATACGGCTGCTGCTGCACTTGAAACATACTTGAGCAAGCCATCGGCTGAATTAGCTTGTGCTGTTGCGTTAAGTGTTCCTGCGCCCTGAATTGCTGTAGTTACAAACTCTTCTGTATCTTTAGCATAGGCATATTCCATTTGAACAAGCAGTTCATCAAGGAATGCAGGTGTTGAGTTTGTAAGAAGTTCGAGAGTGGTAATTGCACGACCCTTGAATGACTTCTTTGTAACTGTAATAAATGATGCTTCAAGTTGTGACTCTGTGACAGGAGCGTTCTCGTCAATCTGATCTACAAGAGGAACTTCAGTAATCTTTGGCAACTCAAAGGTTTTTCCGAACTCTGGCATTGTGCCACGAGAGACCGAATCAATCATTGGACGATCTGCGTTTGAAAGGAAGTTGAGGAGCTGTGTGCTTTGTGGTGTTGGGATAAATCCTGCACCTGTTGTCTGATCGTTGTCAGCAGCGCGTAGCCATTGACGTGATTCATCGTCACCAAAGACATTAGCCTTAAGTGTGTTTTCCAAGTAATTGCGCTTTGTAACTTCAATTCTTGGTGTTGTGTACATCATTGCCTGAACAGTAGGGCGAGCAGCTTCCACAGCCGCAGCTTCTACTGGTGTTGCTTCGACTGCTGGAGTGGTTGATTCTTCCACGGGGGCTGTCTCGCTTTCTGTAGTTGGAGTTTCAGCAGGGGTAACTTCCTCTGCTGCGATCTCTAGAACTTCCGCAGACTTAAACGCCGCTTCTGTGACTAGAGAAACTTCTTTTAACTTCGCCGCTGTTACGACTGTGTAGCCATCGCGTGATGGCTTAGATGAAATAATCTCTGCGCCGATTGACAAGCCAGACACAAGCCCTTCCTGTGCCATGACAAGCGCATCGTTGCCACCTGATGAACGTGACAACTTAAAGGTTGCATAAATGCCATCTTCGCGGACTTCTGCCGAAGTCATGCGACCAACTGGCTTCTTCATGTCGTGTTGTGACAGCAGCTTAATCTTTGTCGGATCAGCAATTTCGATAGAGCCAGCAGCAAATGTGTATGCGCCTAGATTGGTCTGTCCAATTTCACCAGTTCCCATTGGCACGATTTTGCCAGAGATTTCGCGGCGTTCTTCGCTGCACTCAATAGAGGCGGCTTCGATGTACAAGGTTTCCATTATATTGTCTCACTTCCGTTTGGAGTTAAATCTTCCATTTCCATCGCTTGTTCAGTTGTAATTAGTTGAAGTTCAAGCATCTTCTCAATTACAAGAAGTCGCTCCATTGGTTCTGTACGAAGGAATGAGTCATCAAGTGCAAACTTGACGTAATGCCCTGCGGTTGAGATGTCATCCATAGATAAGCGTGATTCAATAGCCGAAATGTATGGCTGGAAAGCAAGGGCTACAAGCTGCTTTCTTTCATCTAAAATGTTTGCGTAAGTCATAGATGTGTTTTGATCTGCGGACACATAGTAAGCGGGAACGCCACAGAGTCGAGCGATTTCAGTTGCAAGATTCTGGATGCTTTCCACCATCATCATGTCGCGAGGTGAGAATTGTGTTGGCTGGAACTCAAGAGTTGAAGTCAAGTAAGCGGTTGAATTATTTTGACGGCTGCGCTTCCAAGCTGCTAGAAGTCCAGAGACCTCGGCAGGTGGTAGGTCTGCGCCTGTGTTTTTCAAGATGCCAGATGCCATTGGCGTTGATGCGGCTATCGCGGCAGCTTTATTAACGTCAATCGCTGACTGAATAGTACGAGAGCCAGCATTAAGTATGCCTTCGTTAAAGGCTTGGAACGTTACGAGTGATCCTAAACCTGACATTGGGCGAGGTGAGCCATCAACATAGTATTGGGTCACATATACGTTGTGAACATCTAGGTCAAAGGTGACGCGTGTGTTAGATACCCACTCGAAAGAAGCGCCTCTTCCATCTTCCTGATAAACCTCAACAATTTCGAGAAAGGCTTGCCCATACATAAGAAGGCTGTCAACCAACCAGCTTATTGTTACAAACTGTGGCTGTGACTTGGAAAGTTGGTGAACCCATCGAGGTGCAGCAATTTCTTCGCCTGTGGACTTCTTCTTATACTCAAGAGGAATTGTGCCAACTGTGCAAAGTAGATCGCGGCATCTTTTAAGAGCTGGAACGCTCATTG